ATATTTGTCTTGAACACGAACTTGAAAGTACCCTTACAGAACTTCTTCGTGAAGACTACGAGGATGAGCTTGAGGGTATCGAGGACATCGATGACTTGTTGGAAGAGCTTTACGATCATATCCACGCGGATATTATTCCTATTGCTGAGAATTATTTTAGGAACAGCATCCCCGGCTTGACTAGGGAAACTGTTGAAACATTCGTATCAAACCATGAACCCGAGGAAAAAGAATGATACCCGAAGAGTTGGGAACTAAAGTAATCACGAATGAGCAGGGAGGCGTGTCCTTAGCCTCTTATCCTTTGGATAGCGGAAAGGAGGAACTGTTTAGGGTATTTGTATATGATGATGCTTCGGATTGCATTGGAGCTATCCGCACTTGGAACTTTACTGAAAAGAAAGAAGCCCTCAAGGCAGCTAAGGAACTTTGCGAAAGGTTCAATAGAGAGAAAGATCACATGAAGAATCTCCTTCGGTACTCTGTAAGAGTCCACCGATTTCACGGCCCCGACCTACGGTACAGGTCAGGCCAACCACTGTTTGATTCAATGAAGGAATACCAATGAATCAGAATGCAATTGATACGTACAAGAGATCACAAGCCTCT